TTCTGATGGAGATGTAAAGTTGCAAGATGATACATTCCTTTTAATACCTGAACTTAAAACTATTTATGATAATAAGAAGTTAGGGAGTAAGGCTATTAAATGGATTGTATTATTTTGTGATTACAACTCTCCATATAGGTTACTGTTAAGTAGCAAAAGGAAAGAGGAAGTAAGTTTAGATTTATATGGAAAGAATAAGGTAAAGGAGTTGGAATGTAAGGAGATTAATGATGCAATAGATAAGTATAAGAAGTTACAATACGACCCAATATATGAGCAGTTTATTGTATATACTAAAAAGATTGCAGAGTTTAACAACTACATTGATATGATGCCTATAAACTCCGATACTGCACAAGAACTACAAAAGGTTATGCTTGGTCAAGAAAAGTTAATAGAGGCAAGAGAAACGCTTAAAGAATTAATATTAAAGAAACAAGATAACAAAGTAATGGGTGGTGGAGATTCCTCATTCATAGAAGACTTTTTAAATTAAAAAACCATGGGATATATAGGATTTAAAAAATTAGCAAAAAAAGTTGGTTCAAAAGGATTAGCTGCATATATAGGAAGAAAGAAATATGGTAAAGAAAAATTTCAGGAAGCAGCTGAAAAAGGAAAATCTTTAAAAAATGAATCACCAAAAAAATACATGTATGGTGGTAAGTTACCTGTTTATAGTGGTGGTGGTAAAATAGAATATCAAGGAAGCATGGCGCAAGAAAGCTATTCAAGTCCAGCAAAAGAAAGAATGCACGAGAAGAAAGAAGGAATGAAGATGGAAGCAAAAGAAAAAAAGATGAGTAGAATGAAAGCATTTTTAAAAAAATCTAAAAAGAAATTAAAAAAGTAATATGAATATATACTCACCTGTTGTAAAAGAAGGTATTCCTAACTATCCAAAAGGTTCTAAAGAATATAATAACTATTGGAAGTTACAGATAGATAGATGCCTTAATGGTTATAAACCATCAGGAGGAGTTCATATTAATGGTGCTTATTATTTTTATTTAAACTTCTATAGTATACTTGCAAGAAATGAAAATACTAATAGGAAGAAGTTACAAAATCCATGGTATAGAGATTTAGATCATGAGTATTTTGATGCTATATATAACGCAAAAGAAAAAGGAGAAGGTATCATCGTATTAAAAGCAAGGGATAAAGGATTCTCTTATATGAATTCTGCCTTATGTTTATACGAATGGACATTCTTTAGAAACAATGAGATTGGAGTTGGTGCACCTACACCTGCTTATGTAAACTCTTTTAGGCAAAAGATTATCAATGCCTGGAACAACTTACCAGAAGCTATAAGACCACGTAAAGACCTTATTGACAACGAATATAAGATGATGTCAGGATATAAGGTTAAAGAGAATGGTGTATGGGTAGAGAAAGGTCTTAAATCAATTATACATTATAGAAGTATGGATAACCCTGAAGTGTTTAGGGGTGAACGACTTGGTATGATGATATTTGAGGAAGCAGGAGAGTTTAAAGATTTAGTTAGATCATATATGTCTTCTGAAGCTTGTTTTAAAGATGGAGCAGTACAGTATGGAGTACCTATTATTGGTGGTACATCTAACTCTATGAATAAGTCTAATGACTTTATGGAGATGTGGTACAACTGCGAGAAGTATAATCTTAATCAAATATTTATACCTGCTACAAAAGCTTTATATGGCTTCTTCGATAAGACAACAGGTAAGTCAGATGAAGAATCTGCTGTTAATCATTTTAAAGATAGAAGAAAGATATTACTAAATTCAAAAGATAAGACTGCTTATTATCTACACATACAAGAATATCCTCTTGTTCCTGAAGATGCATTTATGCAAAGCAATAAAAGTCCATTTGATTTAGAAAAGATAAACACACAAATTGGTAGAATACTTGCTGATAAACATATTAAAGGATTAGTACAGACAGGTAATCTACATTGGAAAAATAAAAATAAATTTGAGGTAGAGTGGGAATTAGACCCACATGGAAAATTTAAAGTTATTTATCATCCTGATAAGTCAAGACAGAATTTAGATATTGGTGCAGTAGATAGTTACTACAATAATGAAGCACCAAACTCTGCATCTAAAGGTTGTGCTATGGTATTTAGAAGATGGGATAATATATCTGATGGTGAAACAAATTTACCAATAGCAATGTATTATGATAGACCATATACTAAAGAAGAATGGTATGAGAACAATTTAAAATTATTTGCGTATTATAATGCAAAAGCATTAGTTGAATATACCGATGATGGTTATTTTAATTATTTTATTAATAACCAGGCATCAAAGTTTTTAAAGGAAAGACCAAAGGCAGCAGACTCTCCATGGAGTAATGTATCAAATAGATTTGGTGTACACATGAAGAGTTATCAAAAGAATATGGTTATTGATTTAATAGATGACTATATTAAAAAACATGCAGAAAATATTTATTTTTTAGAACTGTTAGAAGATTTGTCTAATTTTGGAATAAAAAATACAGATATGGCTATAACATTTGGAATAGCTTTATTACATGATACTGATAATGCAAACATTAAAATCATAAGTGCTGAAGAATTAAATATCAAGGATAATTATTTTCTTCCTACTTATAAATTTGAAAACGGTGTACTCAAAGTAGTTAATTCAAAAAATAGAAACAATCCATTTGGATTATCAAATTAAAAATATATGTCTCTTTCAGAAGGTAATTTTCCAAAACAAAACATTCCTGATAATTTAAAAACACCAGATTGGTGTAAGCAAAATATACTTGCTATATTATCATATCAAAATTATACAACTAAATTTAATCGTGAAAGAAAAAAAGATTACGAGAATTATTTATTGTTTAATGGTGTATTTGACTCTAAAACTTTTGAGTATGTTACTAATACTTATGGAATAAGTTCACCTGCAAGACTTGTAAACTTTCCTATTATAGCACCAAAGATTGAAGTAATAGTTGGTGAATTTATGGCTAATGAATTAGAATATACTGTAGAAGCTATAAATGAAGATGCTATAAGTAGAAAGTTAGAAAAGAAATATAGTTTATTAACTGAAAAGTTAGTTAAACCATTTAGAGAAGAGTTATCTAAAGTAACAGGTATTGAATTTGAAGGTCAAGAATTTGGTCAAGAAATTCCTGAAGATATTGAAAAGTTTATGAAATACAATTTTAGAGAACAATCTGAAGTTGAAATATTTCATGCTATAAACTATTTAAACTATAAGTATCATTTGAAGCATACATTTAAACAAGGTCTTTATGATTTATGTATTACATCAAAAGGATTCTATAATGTTTATGTAAAGAATGGAGACCCATTTATTAGAAGAGTTGACCCAAGGTCTTTAATTTATGATATTAACACTGAAAGTGAAACATTACAAGATAGTCAATGGGTAGCAGAAGAAAGATTTTTATCTGTTAATGAAATTATTGATGAGTTTAGTGATTATCTATCACAAGATGATGTAATAAAAATTGAAGAATTAAGAACACAAGGACATGATTCTTTAAGTAGATATAATAAACCATACCAATGGTATTATAAAGATGATTCTAATACACCATTAAGAATAAGAGTTGTAACAGGTGTTTGGAAATCTTTAAGAACATTAAACTTTAAAATCAGCGAAAACAAACATGACACAGATGTTCCATTTAGAAAATGGGTTGGTGATGATTATAAAATCCAAAAGGGTGATAACATAGAAAAGAAAACTGTTACTGATATTTGGGAAGCTACAATGATAGGTCATGAAATTGTTGTTAAAGCAAAAAGAATGCCTAATCAAATTAGAAGAGAAGATAATTATGCTAATGCTAAATTACCTTATATAGGTATTATAAAAAACAACATTGATGGTATTACATTGTCTATTGTTGATTCATTAAAAAATGTTCAGATATTATATAACATTGTAATGTATCATATAGAACTTGCACTTGCTCGTTCAGGTGGTAAAGCAGTTGTTTATGATGTTTCTCAAAAGCCTGTTGGTTTATCTTTAGATGATGTATTCTATCACGCTAAAAATAGTGGTGTTATTCCAATTAACTCAAAACAAGAAGGTCAATTACATGGTAGTGGTTTTAACCAATTTCAACAAGTAGATTTTACATTATCTAATTCAGTAAGTCAATTAATGAATTTAAAAATGATGTTAGAACAAACTGCTGAAACTTTATCAGGTATCAATAGATCAAGAGAAGGTTTTAATAAGACTGATGCAGTAGGTGTTAATGAAAGAAATGTTGTTCAATCATCTTTAATTACTATGCCTTTAATGGCTAATCATTCAAGAACTATTGAAATGTGTTATCAGTATGCAAGTGATTTAATGAAGATATGTTGGGAAGAAGGTAAAAAAATTAATTACTTTTTTGGTGATGCAGCTGCTAAGTTTTTTGAAATATCAAAAGATTTTAAAAATGATGACTATGGTATTTTCATAAGAAATACTACTAAAGAACAAAAAGATAAACAGACTATGATTCAACTTGGTCAAAACGCTTTAGCTTCTGGTGGTATTGATTTTTTAAACATGATTAAAATTATTAATTCTGAAACTGCTAAAGATGCTGAAGTAATTTTAGAACAAGCTATTGATGTTATTAAGAAACAACAAGCACAACAACAACAAGCTATGGCTCAAGCTGAACAAAGTAAGGCTCAAGCTATACAACAAAAAGCACAGATAGATGCTCAAATGAAACAAGCTGAATTGCAAACTAAAATTCAGGTAGCACAAATTGAAGCAGAAGCTATGATGAATGTTGCTAAAATGAAAATAGATGGTGGTCAAGAGTCTGCAGATTTTAGACATGAACATGAAAAGAAAATGCAAATATTAAAAGCTTCTAATAATCTTTCACAAGAAGCTTTTAAAGCAGATTCATCTGCTATGTTAAATCAAAATCCTATGGAATCAAAACCTTTAAGTGAACAAATAATTGAAAAAGCAAATACAATGAACACAAATAGTATAAATAAAAAGTAAAAAATAAAAGAATAATATAAAATATATTTATATTTGTTGTTAAAAAAATATGTTATATGCCAGTAAATGATAAAGAAATAACAAATGATTCAGCTTTGGTTTCTGAATTTAACTCATCTTCCTTTTTAACAGAGGATGATGCTGTTGGAGTAAACGATCAAATAACTGATTCTGTTACACAAAGTAATGCTAAAGATGTAACAAATACAGATTCTCAATTAGTAGAAAATACTTTTGAAACTGATAATGAAGAATATTCAGATTGGGATTTTCAAAATTCAACTGAAACAACTACTGAAACAACATTAGATGAAGTTACTGCAGAAACAACTTCTAATGAGTCTTGGAAAGAGTTAGCAAATGAATTAGGTTATTCTAATATTGAAACATTAGATGATTTTAAAAGTGTACTTAAATCTCAACAAGAAGCTGCAAAGAATGGTTTTGTAAATGAAAAAATTCAACAGTTTTCTCAATGGAAAGATTTAAGTGATGAAAATCTAATGCGAGAAGAGTTAAAAGCAAAAGGATATGATGATATTGAAATTGAAGATACTATTGATACTTTAATTGAAAATAATACTCTAAAATTAGAAACCCGTAAGATTCGTAAAATTTTAGATGAAGCAATACAGATTGAAAAACAATCTTATACCACTTCAGTAACTGATTCAACAATGAATGATGAAGAAGCTGAAATTGCACGAGTTGAACTAAAAGATTATTTGTCAAAGACTGATAATATGTTTGGTGGAAAAATCAACTTAAAACAAAAAGAAGAACATTATAATTATATTCAAGAGGGAAAGTTCTTTGATGAAATAACTAATAATGCTGAAACTATTTCACAAGCTGCTTGGTTGTGGAAAAATAGAGATAATATTTTAAAAGCATTTAAATCAAATGGTTTTGAAAGAGGTAAAGCAAAAATAATTGACAAATTAGTAAATCCTGAAGTTAGTAGGTCAACAAGAATACCTGACCCTGAAACAGGAGGTTTTAATCCAAACAAATTTTTAGATTCAAATTATTAATTATAAAACTTTAAAAAAATGAAATATTATAACGGTTCATATGGCAAAGATACAATTGAGCAAAATGCTCTTGTAACTAACTTATTAAAATACCCTGAAATTAGTAAAGCATTAATTAGACAATATCCTCAATACTCTTTAACTTATTTTCTTGAAGGTACAGGTAGATTTGCTAAAGAAGAACTTATTGGTGATAACGCTTTTAAATGGGCAATTCTTGGAAGATTAAATAAACCATCTACAGTAACTACAACTGGTGCAAATTTAACTCCAACACTTGATACAGAATTTTCTCTTACATTAGATGAAAATTATTTAAATTTATTTGATGTTGTTAAATTTCAAGTAGGACATGTTGCTGTTGTAACTTCAGTTCCAACTACAAGTACTTATACATATGGTTTTAAATTTGTAGCAGGTACAGCTCCTGGTATAAATATTAATACAATTGTAGCAGGTAGTCAACTTGGTACAGTTGGTTCAATGTTTCCTGAAAGTTCAACCCAAGGATTTGAAAATCACGTATATCCAGAATGGTATGTAAATTACCTTACTATTACTCGTAAAGCTAAATCAATTTCAGGTTCTGCATTAACTGATATTACTTGGATTGAAAACAATGGTCAAAGACTTTGGTATTTTACTGACCAAAACTTAGTTATGGAAGAGTATTTATATCAATTAGAATTATCTCGTTGGTATGGAAAATCAACTGTAGCTGTTTCAGGTGCAGGTGTAGGTACAACTGCTATAAGCCAAGGTGGTAAAAAATTAACTGCAGGTGATGGTATTCTTGCTCAAATTGCTTCTGCAAATACTGCAACTTACGACACAACTACTAATCAATTAACTGAAGCTAAAATTGCTGAATTTATTGCTGACCTATCTTTAAGAGCAGGTGTTAAAAACAATGAATGGGTTGTATTTACTGGTACTGCTGGTAGATTAGCTTTCCACAAAGCAATGGTTAATCACATTCAAGCAGGTGCATCTTTAGCTTATGACATTGAAGCAGGTAGAAATGTAACTGTTGGTGCTAACTATACTACTTATGTTGCTCTTGGACATAAAATTACTCTTGTTCATAATCCATTGTTTGATGATCCAAACATACATTTTGTAAAAGATCTTACAACTGGATTTACTAAAGAATCTTACAGAATGGTATTCATGAACATGGGTGTAACTAATGGAGTTGCAAACGTTGAGGTTAAAGTTAAAGGAGCAGGTGGAATTGACAGAGGAATGATTGTTAAATATATTCCAGGAATGGTAAATCCATTTGACCAAAAATCAATGATTGCTTCTAACTCTCGTGATTCATTTACTTGTGAAATTTTATCTGAATCAGGTATTATAGTTAGAAATCCACTTTCTTGTGGTATGTTATATTTGGCATAATTAGTAATTTAAGTTTAAGATAAAGATAAACATGGAAAAAGAAAAAAAATACACAGGTGAAGTAGAATTAACATTTGCTAATCCAAAAAGAACAGGTATGATTGTATTAAGTGATTATACTGATGAAAGAGGAAAACCAAGGGCATTGAAAGATGCCTTTGGGAATCCCCGAGTTATTAAATATACTTCTCATAAAACATTAAATTTAAATAATGAAAATGATGTTTTAGAGTATGAACATTTAATAGATCATCCAATTTATGTTAAAGGTCCTTCTCCTTTAATTATATTAGTTAATAAACAAGAAATTGCTGAAACTTCTATAGATAAAAAAGAACTTACCTTAGATGCATTAATAATTGCCAAAGAATTGCGTGGTGAAAAACTTGCAGATTTTGCTCGTTTAGTTGGAATAAATACTACTAATGTACTTGAGTCAATTATTAAATCTCAAATGTATAATATTGCTGAAGAGAATCCAAGACAGTTTTTAGATACATGGAATGACCCTAATAGAGTATTTAAACAATTAGCGTTTAAAGGTAAAACTAATGGTATCTTTACAGTAGAAAGAACAGGTGCTTGGAAATACAGAGATGTTACAATGGGTATGAACATAGATGAAGTTCTACAATGGTTTAAAGCAAATGATGATTTAATTCCTTCAATTAAAAAAGAAATTAATAGCTTAAAATAATGAATTATATTCAGATGCATGAAAGGATTGATGTCTTGCTTGATAAGCATGATTTACCTTGGTTTCAACCACAGGAAAAAGACATTTTTCTAAATATGGCTGTTAATGAATTTGTTAAAAGTAGATATTCTGAATTTGAGTTAAATGAAAAAAGAAGGGAAGATTTAAGAACATTAGTTTCCTATAAATATGGAAACGATGTTTTGATTTATGTTCCACAAGATTTTTTATTTTCTTTATCAGTAGTTGGTGTCTTTGAAATTTATGAATGTAATAATATTAAAATTGAAGAAAGGTCTATTAAACCTGTTCAATTAGATGATTACTATAAAGTTACAAATGACCCTTTTAACAAAGCAAGTAATAAGTTTCCTGTATACATTATTACACCAACAGGATTTTTAATTAAAAGTGATTCTAATGCTAAAGCATGGACATTAACTTATTTGAAAAAACCTAATGTAATTGATGGTACAAACAAACCTTATGAAATTTTAAATTTGCCTGAACATACTCATGATGAAATTATAAATATAGCTGTAAGAAAGTTATTATTTTCAATTGGTCAAGAAACGTATACTATTCAAGCAAATGAAATTAAAGAACAAGAATAATATCAAATTTAATTTCTAAATTTGGGTAGGTGGAACTTTCTGCCTACCCTTTTTTTTTACTATTATGGCTACATTTAACGAATTAAAATTTAACATTATCAATATTCTAAGAGGAGGTATATCTTCTGATGATGATAGGTTAAATGAAAGACAAGTAGGATTCTGGATTACATATTATAGGTCTGCTTTAATATATCAATATTATAAAGATGGAAGACCAATTGATAAACAATTAGTTCAAGATCTTGGTACATTAAAATTAGAATCTATAGATGCAGCAGATAGCACTAAAGTAGTTTTTGGTACTAATGCTAAAAGAGTTAAGATACCTAAATTAATGGATTTACCTAAATCAAAATGTTTAACATTTGTTGGTTTAGCTGATAAGATTACACCTATAATTATTAAAGATGCTGAAACAGTAATGTATAGTAACCATCAAAAATTTAGTGGTACAATGCGTAAAGCATATATTATAGAAGATTATATTTATGTAACAGATGGTATTAATGAGGATATTAAATTTATAAATGTTAGAGGATTATTTAAAGACCCTTTTGCAGCTACACGCATTTCAGATGAATGTGGAGTAGATTGTTTAACAGAGGATGATGAATACCCATTTCCTGAATTCATGATACCAGACCTCGTTAAATCAATTTTAACAAGCGAATTTAATATTATCAAGTTACCTAATGATGAAAGAAATGACTCGGTGGGAGAAAAGATACAAAACAATAAGCAATAATCATTATACAACTCTTGGTGTTTATCTTGATATAAAAGATGAATTATATGAGGAGTGTAAAAAAAATAAGATTAAAGCTATTCAATATGATGAGTTTGTAAAGATAGTAAGAACATATTTTTTTATTATCTTTACATATATCTTAGATAAGTATGCTACAGTAAATTTATATAGGTTTGGAACATTAAACATAATGAAAACAATACCTGAATATTTTATACCTAAAAGTTACTCTTATATAAAAGATAAAGATAATAAAGTTGTTTTTGTTAAGACTATTGATTTATCAAGAACTGATGGATTTATTTATTATTTAAACTGGATAAAACCTATTGAATATATTAACTATAAAATTAAATTTGCTAAGTTATGGCGAAAAAAATTAATGGATAAAATATTTAAATATGGTGCTGACTATCCACAATATAAAGGATGATTATGTTTTTTGCTGAAGAGAAAGTATATAATGATAGAATTAGTATTTGTTCTGATTGTCCACAATTTGATTCTGTATTGACAAGATGTAAAGATTGTGGTTGTTTTTTATATATTAAAGCAAGATTAAACTCTGCTAAATGTCCACAAAATAAATGGATTAAACATGAGCCACCGAAACAAGATAAAGATTAAAACCATTATAGCCAATGTTATAAGGGATTTACAACTAAAAGAAGTTAATCATTTAATTGATTACATTATAGAATGGGCTTACGAAGCTGAAATATTAATAGGTAGTTATGATACATTCAAGAGAAATGAATGCGAACTAACTGTTAAAAATAAAAGGGTAAAACTTCCTCATGACTTCTATCAATTTATTTCATTAAAAATTGGTGATATATATCCTGAAGTTACAAATAGAGATTTTAGATTTTTTAATAATTCTTCTCCAAATTTAGCAGGTGATAATACAAATATGTTTTCTATGGATGCATCAAGACAAACTGCGTTTGGATATGATGGTACTGAAATGAAAACATTTAAGATGTCAATTGATAATGGATATATTAATTTGACTGGACTTCCTGATGATACTAAGGTAGGTATTGCTTATTTATCTTTTGAATTAGATGAAGAAGGTTTTCCTATGGTGCATGAATCACATCAAATGGCAGTTAATGCTTATGTAATTTGGAAAATTAAAACTGCTGATTATGTAAATGGAACAGTATCACATCATGTTTATTCTGAATTAGAAAAAAGATGGCATTGGTTATGTGGTCAAGCAAGAGGAAATGATGAAATGCCAGACCCTAAACAATTAGAATATATTGCAAGTATTTATCATCAGTTATTACCATTACCAAATAAAAACTTTTTCTAATGTCTGAAAGAATAACTAATTCGTTTGAGGGTGGTTTATCTAATGATTTAGACCCAAAGATTTCTAAAAATAATACTTATAATTTAAGTGTTAATGGTAAATTAATTTATAATGAAAATGGTAGTTTATCATGGCAAAATGCTGATGGTAATCAAAAATCAATTGTATTAGATAATTTTTTTGTATGTATTGGTCATGCAATTTTTACTGATAAAATTATTTTATTTACACAATCAACTTTTAATTCTATTGGTAAAATTATTGCTGTTAGAATTGATAATGAAAGTCAATTTGGATTAACTACTATTTTATATTCATCTGGAGATTTTAATTTTAGTTTAGAACATAAAATTAAAGCTTTAGCCTTAGAAGAAAGTTCATCTTTACAAAGAGTTTATTTTACTGATGATTATAATGAGCCACGTTCATTTACATTTAAAGATGAAAATGGAATATTTACTGCTATTACACCTTCTGTTGCTTCAATGAGTATTAGTGTCAATTTTAATATTGGCATCATTAAACTTAAGGAAATTACGCAAGATGGTAGTTTATTATCAGGTAAGTATCAATATACATATCGTTGTGTATCAGAAGATGGTTATGTAACACCATGGGTTCCTGTATCAAGGCATTTTGTTTTATCAACAAATAAAATACCACAGGTATATGAAGATTCAAATGATTTTGGATTTGGTTCTACTAATCAGCCTTCAGGCAAATCAATAAATATAACAATAGAAAAAGTAGATACAAGATTTAAAAAAATTCAGGTAGCTTATTTATATTCTAAAATTAATACAGCTGTTGAGTCATCTTCTATATTTTATGATGAATTAATAAATAATCAACCTACTATAAATATAAAACATTCATCAATTACTAATTCAGGTGTTCCTGTTGATTTAACTGCTATTTCTGATAGAAAAGAATCTATTATAAAAGCTAAAGAAATATTAATAAAAGATAATAGATTATGGCTTGGTAATACTGAAACTACAGATATTTTTGTTTTACCAAATTCTGTACTTGCAAATTTAACAGTTAGAGCAACTTGGAGATCAGTTAAAGTTGATAATAACTCAATTAACGGAATAGGTAATGATGGGTGGGGATTACCAATTTCAGGAACTCTGCCTACAACTTGTTATACACATAGAAGAAAATATGTAAATAAGTTTGGAGTTGCTAAATATGAAACATATAACATTACAAATGACTATGGTTCATTTAGAGGTGTTCAAGTAGAGCATTTATATTCAGGATATTTTAGAGATGAAAAATATAGATTTGGAATTGTATTTTTTGATAAAAAAGGAAATCCATTATTTGCAACACATTTAGCTGATGTAAAATTTCCACCACAATTTCAATCTCAAAGTAATCTTAATCCAACCATATATTGGGATAGATTAAAAGAAGATGGTACTATTGAATCAAAGAGTTATATATACAATTTGTCAGCAGGAGAACCATATTATAGATTTGCCGCTTCATCAAATTGCATTCAAAATACAATTGGTAGTGATTTATTAGTTGAACAACCACAAAGTACAACATCATTAAATTTATCTGGTTCACAAATAAATACTGCATTTGCAAGAAGTATGGGTGTTGAATTTGGTGGTATAGATGTTACTGATATTAAAGATAAAATTAGTGGATTTCAAATTGTAAGAGTTGCAAGAGATGAAGAAAATGAAACGATTAAAATGCAAGGTATTATTAATCAATGTATTTATCGTGGTAAATTTCAAGAAGGAACAAATACTGATATAGTTGGTCCTTTTCCAAATGCTTGGGTTCCAGCACTTGAACAATATACAGGAAGTTTTTATAATCAAAAACTTGTAGATATATTATGCGGTGATACTGCTCCTGGTGCAGAAACAGCAGATTCAAGATTAATTACATTAGCACCTCAATATTATACAATTGATTTTCCTGACTACATGGTTAATAATATTGTTCCAACTATTAATAAAGGAACAGATAAAATTAAAGTAGCAGCAACATCATTTAGTTCATATATAGGAAGTCTTGGTAGTAGTTATATACAATGGGCATCTGACCATCATGTTCATAAATTTTATAATCAACAAAATCCATTGTATTTTCAACAGTCAGGTCAAACATGGGGAAATTCTACAAGAGGTTATTATAATGAATCTTATGATATAGAAATTTCTATGACTATTGGGGATGATAAACCAATAGAAGGAACAAAAAAATTTACAAAGTTCTCTCATATGGGTGGGCCAAGTAGTGGATTTAATTATAATTATTCTTCTCATTTTAGTTTCGATCAAGCAATCGGTGAAGAAAGAAAATTATTAAATGCTTATAATTTTGCTCAATCATTATTTTTTAAATTAAACAAACCATTTATATTATATGATAACTCAATAACTGACCCATCAGCTCATGCAGGTAATGTTATAGTTAATTTAAAGAGAGAAATTTCATCACAATATGGTGGTCTTTCTAAATTAGCATTAGAAAATAATGTATTTGAAACAACAGGACATTTTCAAGAAGTTAATAGTTCAGTTTTAACAGATATTACTACTAATACTAATAAACAAATATTTAATAATATAGAAGTATTTGGTGGTGATTGTTATGTTGATTTTTTTGGATACTGTAGATTAACTCCATTAAATAGATTATCTGAAGGACAATATGCAACTATATCACAAGAAGAAGATTATCATGATATGGAAATACATGATGATTATTCTGTTGCTTCTTATCATCCAATAGAGTCTAAATATAATCTTCAAATGAGGTTTGCTGAAAAGGTTGGGTTTCCAATTCATTCAGCAGTAGGCACAAAGACTACAAAATATTTAGCAGGTGAAGACAATGGTAATTATAAAATGGCAAATGGAATACATACTCCTGGTGGAACTTTAACAGGAAGAGCAGAAACATTTGCACTAAATGCTATATTATTACATAAGCATACAGTTTATAATTTTTTTGCTCAACCAAGTAACTACATTGCTAAATTTGATTACCCAACAAGATGGCATTGGTCAAATGAAAAGAAACCTTACTCTGAAAAAATAGATAGATTTAGAGAGTTTGAAGAGTTAAGCAATTTTGATTTAGATGCTTCTTATGGAGAAATTACAGGTAGTGCTTTATTATTTAATAGTGCATATTCAATTCAAAAAAAAGCATTTGGTAAATTAAGAATTAATGAAAGAGCAGTTGTATCAGCAGTAGAAGGACAACAGGTTACTCTTGGTGAACCAACTCTAATGAATGGTATAGATTATATCTCTACTACATTTGGTACTCAACATCAATTTAGTGTAAGTTCATCTGATAAGTCAATATATTGGGCTGATGCAAGAATGAATAAACTTATTAAGTTTGGTCAAGATGGATTAAATATATTATCTGATATTGGAAATATACATTCATTTATAAAACCATACTTAAATAAAGTTATTGGAATTGATAATATAAGTTTAGATGAATATTCAAGTGGTGGTATTATTTCATATATAGATAATGAAAATAATAATGTTTACTTTACTATAAGAGTTCCTTATATGGATAATGTACATGAATATTTAATTTCTGATGTACCAACAAGAAAAGGAACAAATAAATCATTAACAATATCTTATAATGAAGATTTAAATGTATTTCAAAGTATACATTCATTTTATCCTAAACATGCATTTTCTTTTGCAAATAAATTTTATACACAAGGATATTTAAAAAATGCACAAGACATTGAAGAAAATGCTTTTTTTGTTCATACAATTAATAAAAAATGTAAATATTATGATTATACATATTATTCAAAATTAGCGTTTAATGTTAATAAAATGGCTAATGCTACAAAGATATTTGATAATGGTTCTTTGAATATTAATTCTACAGGTTATCAATTATTAGATATGATTTATTTACAAACTGAAACTCAATTTCATGAAATAAATATTAAAGATGAAATTGTAAATATAAATGGATATAGTATAGAAAATAGAGCTAAATATAGACTTGATAATTTAAAGTTTCCTTATAGACAAAAAAATAAATTAGATAGATTAAATGGTAACTATTTAAATTTTACATTAATTTTAAAGAATACTGAAAATATTTTATTTAGTTTAACATCAGTAGATTCAATTATAAGAACTCAAAAGAGAACATAGCCATGGCATTATTTAATAAAACAACAGAATTAACTAAACAGGATTATACAAATCCTGAAGCAAGAATTAAACTATCAGGTTTAAAAAGAGCAGGTGCTTTAGCCGCTGGTTATGATAAGTATGGTAATAGATTAAAAGGTGCAGGTTTTGTACAAGGATTGACAGCTGCAGCCGCAGTAGGTTTAGCACCATTTACAGGAGGTACTTCATTAGCATTACTTGGAATTAATGGTGTAATGATGGGTGGTCAAAGAATTGCAGAAAATGCATTTGAAGGAACAAAAAAAGAAGAATCAATTGATAAGTTTCATGGTTCTGTTTTACAAAATACAGCAATAGGTGCAGCTATAGGTGGTGCAGCAGGTGTTGGTGCAAGTATGTTAGGTGTTGGTGCAGGTACAACCGCTGCTACAACAGGTGCAGGTACAACCGCTGTTACAACAGGTGCAACAACAGGGGCAACTACTGCTACTGGTAATGTAGCAGGTGCAACTACTACAGTTACATCAGGTATTGGAACAGGAGTTGAGGCTGTTACTCAACCTACTACTTCAGCATTAGCTAATAGTGTACCAACTACTACTACACCAACTATACCAACAGAAGTACCTAAAATAGATATACCTAAACCATCACTTGCTAAAGTTCAAGCAGACAATTTATTACAGAAAAACATTAATAATATTTTATCAAAATCTGAAACTGCTTTAGGAAAAGATTATCAAAATGCTTTAAAAATTAAACCTGTTGATATGTCTATTACTGATTTTAATAAAGATTGGTATACAAAAAGTGGTAAAGAATTACTTAAAAATGAAGTTAAAAAAGAAGCAGTAGATCAAGGAATTAAATTTGCTAAAACACAACTTGAATCTGCTTTAAAGGAATCATTATATAGAGAAGAAGATAATTCATTAAATGAAAAACAAATTGCTATGGGAAACTACGAAAATAATATCATTTTTAAATCAGGTGGTAAAATTCCTAATTCAGCACCAAGTCATAAAGATGGTGGTGTTAAGGTAGTTAATAAAAAAGGAAAATGGATTGCAGAGGTTGAAGGTGGTGAAGAAGTTTTTTCTGTAACAGATACAAAAAAAATGGAAGAGTTAGCAAGAAAAAATGACCTTTCATTACTTGGTAAATTTGTAAAGCAAACTTTAACTAAACATAAAAATAATTCAAGTCCACAATACGCAGCTGTTGGAACAAATAATTTAGGTTTAGATGAAATGGATTTACTTGCTAAAAATGATTCTATAAAAAATCTTCAAAAGATAATTTTTAAAATTGAGGCAGGTAGAGCAGGTTATGATTCTGTAGTTAAAACTAATGGAGATTTTGATTTGACTAAAATGACTTATGCTGAAGCAAGAAAAAAACATGGTAATAAAGCTATTGGTGCATATCAAATAATTGGTTCTACAGGAGATGAAGCAATAAAAGCATTAGGAGAAGACCCCAATACATTTGTTTTAACAAAAGAAAATCAAGATAAATTATTTTATTACTTACTTAAAAAAAGAGGTGCAATTGATTTTGTTCAAGGAAAAATAACAGAAGATAAATTTATTGAAAATCTTTCAGCTGAATGGGCTGCAATACCAAAAAATGAATCTAATAAAAGTTATTATGAAGGAGATCAATATGGCAATAAAGCTTTAATTAGTCATGATATAATGAAAAAAGCTTTACAAGCCGATAGACCATTAACACAAGAAGAGGTAAATCAAAACATTAATGAAAATTTAAAAACTAATCCACAAGGAGAAGAGTATTCAAAACAATATAATAGATATCAAGAAGCAACTAAAAGAGGTTCTAATTATAGTGCAAAAGAATTAGATGAGTTTGATGCATTTATAAGAAAAGTTTCTGACCAAAAATATATTGAGTCTAAACAAGACAATCAATATAAATTAAATAAATCAAATAGAGATTTATTATTAAAACAAATAGAAGCAAAAAATAAAGGTGAAAATATTTCTTATAAAAAAGAATGGGAAAATGACAACCTTAATGAATTAACAACTAAACTTAAAACATATAACAAGTGGTTATTAGAAAAAGACCAAAAAATTTCTG